CAGGAGCCGGAGCGGGCGCCGCCCAGCGTGGAGAATGAAAACTCATCCGCGCCCGCGAAGCTGAAGTCAAAGGCCTCGTTGCGGCTGAATTTCGGGAAGGGGTTGGAGTCCACCACCACCTCCGGGTCCGCCATGGACAGCTCGACGAAAATGTTGCCGGCGCCGATGGTGTAGAGGCGCTGCGCGGTGGTGCTTGGGTCATAGGCGCTGACGAAATAAGGAGTGTTGGGCGAATTGTCCTCGGGGTTGACGAAGAAGCCGACCTGGGATGAGGTGTTGTCGACGAGGTTGGGGTCCCACCGCGCAGATTTGAAACTGAACTCCACGGCGTCCATGTGACCGACGCAGCGGTCGAATTTGTCCAGGTAAGTGATTTGCCTGTTGGGGACGTTGCCATTGATGACGTGCAGCCGGGTGAAGGGGCCGCCGTCGGTCTGGAAGACGCCCGAGCTGTCGCTGAGGTAGACGTCCATATTGCGGCTGTTGGTGACCAGGAGTGACATCGGACGCTAGGACCCTGAGCCCTTGTCGCCGCCGTTGCCACCGCCCGGTGGGGCCAGGCCCGGAAGGCCGCCCGGAAGGCCGCCCGGCATGGAGCCCATCAGCGCGGCCATCCCCTTGGTCACCGCGCCCATGGCCTTCTCGAGGACGGCCTCGGGGTTGAGTGCATCCGCCATGGCCGCCTCGGCCTTCTCCTGACCGTCCTGGGCCATCTGCTGGAGCATCCCCAGCCGCTCGCTGCACTCGAGCAGGCTCAGGGTCTGCTGGCCCATGGCCCCAGCGAAGCCCATGCCCTCGCGCTTGACCGGGTCGAAGCTGCCGATGGCCTTGCGGTGGAGCTGGTTTAGCTCGATGAGCTGCCAGACCAGGCACCAGCTGAGGACCAGCTCGGGCGTTTTCAGGTCCTCGAGCTTGACCGTGTAGCGGCCACCGCTGACGGCCTCGACCGTGATGACCTCGGGGCTGGCGTGAATCATGGCGGGCTGCTCCTAGATGAGTGAGGGCGAGGTGAGTGAGAGGTCCGCCGAGGCCGTCGCTGCGGGGCCGCCCTGGCCACCCCCACCTCCGCCGCCGGACGTGCCCAGGATAGCGGCCAGGATGTCGTTGAGAATGCCGTTGGTGGTGCCCATGGCCTCCTCGAGCTGCTGCCCGACCTGGAAGACCGGGATGCTGGTGGGGCCGGCCACCACGCCACGGGTGGCCTGGCTGCTCTCGGTGGCAGAGCGCACCAGGTCGTTGCGGGCGCTGGCGCTGGTGCCACCCAGCTCCTGGGCCAGGATGCCGATGCCGACCCCGATGGCGCCGGCGATGGCGCTCCCAAAGGCGCCGCCCAGGCCGCTCGAGCTGCCCAGGCTCTCGGCGATGCCAGAGAAGACATCGGTGACCGCGGTTTTGATGGTGTCGATGGCGTCATTGAGCGCGTCCTCGACCAGGCTGCCGCCGATGTCCGCCAGGATGCCCATGGCGTCGATGCCCTCGCCGGCGATGGCGCCTCGCATCGCGCTCCCGACGCTGTTGCCCACCGCGTCCCCGACGCGCTTGGCCACCTCCTCGCCGGTGATGCCCTCGAAGGCGTCCTCCTTCTGCTTCTCGCGGATGTCGGCGATTTGGGCGTCAATCTCGAGCAGGCCCTCGCGGGCCGCCTCGAGGTCGCCGGCGATTTCGGCCTGGAGCAGAAGCTCACGGCGCTGCTGCACCAGGCGCTCGATTTGGGCCTCTTCCTGGCTGACCCTGGCCGCGCTCGAGATGCGCAGCTGGTCGGTGAGCTTGCGGATTTTCTCGAGGGCGCTGAGCTGCTCCTCGGTCTGGCCCGGGTCACCGCCGCCGATGTTGCCCAGGTCGATGTCGGGCCGTGATGGCCCGGTCGGCCGGTTGAAGTCGATGCCCTCGATGGACCGCTCCAGCTCGGCCAGCTTCTCGTTGCCGGCGTCGAGGGTCGCGTTGAAGGCCTCGTTGGCCGCCTCGGCCTCGGCGTTTTTCAGGGCATAGGCGTCGACCTCCTCGCGCAGCGCCTGGAGGGCAGCGCGACCCTCCAGGACCTTCTCGACGCTGACGAGGCCCAGCGAGCCGCCCAGCTCGAGAAACTGCTGCCGGGTGTCGGCCAGGTTGAGGGCACTCTGCTTGAAGGCGCCCACGGCCGTCCGCACGAATTGGGTGATGCTGCGGAAGGTCTGGATGACGGCGGCGCCGGCCCTGACCATGCCGATGAGGCCGCCCACCACCTTCTGGATGACCGTGGCGGCCAGCTCGCGCAGGTTGCCCTCGTTGTCCTCGATGAGCTTCTGGAGGTTGGCCAGGAAGGGGATGATGGCCTGGCGCGCGGCCGCGATGACCGCGGGCGCGAAGGCGTTGCCCAGGGCGACCTTGGTGTTGGTGGCCGCGTCGCCGATGTTGGAGAGCGCGCCGCCCAGGGTGTTGGAAAGCTCCTCGGCCGCCTTGCCGAAAATGCCGCCGGCGCCGAAAACGTCCTTGAAGGCCGCGTCCAGCTCGGTTTTGGTGAGCTTGGTGGCGTCCGGGATGCCCTTGATGCTCTCGATGAGGGCCCTGACCCCGCGCTCTCGAAAGAGGTCGGCCGCACCGATACCGGCCGAGAGGGCCCGCTGGAGGTTGCCGGCGGCGTCGCGGAAGCTGAGCCCGGTGACGGCCGCCAGGTTGGCTGCGGTCTGGGTCAGCTCCTCGAGCGCCCCACGGTTTCCCAGGGCGGCAGCGCCCAGGGCGCTGGCCCCTTCGACAATCTCCGACACAGCGAAAGGCGTTTTACTGGCCAGCTGGGTGAAGTTGTCCAGCGCGATATTGGCCTCTTTCTGCGAGCCCAGGAGGGCGCCGATGCGGATGCCAAACTGCTCGAAGCTGGCCGACGCTGCGATGGCGTCCTTGCTGAGGCGGGCGAGGCCGCGGATGGCCGCGAAGCCGCCCAGGGCCGTGAGCAGGGCCCCGACCGCCAGGGTGGCCTTGGCCGAGGTGCTGCCGATGCGCTTGATGCTGCCGGAGGTGGCCTTGGCGCCGCGCTCTCGGATGACGATGGTGACGTCTTTGGTGACCACCTAGAGCAGCTCCCGGCGCTTGATGGCCTCGAGCGCCTCCTCGGTGCCCTTGTCCACGGCCGCCTCGACGAAGCCGGCCGAGGCCTGGGGCGAGCTGCCCGCGTTGAGCGCCCCGATGTAGGGCGCCAGGTTGGTGATGAAGAGCACGTCCCCGGGGCCGGCGCGCTTGGCCACGGCCTTGATTTTCGCGACCGTGGACGCCCCCGTCGGGTCCAGGAAGGTGATGGGCACCGTGGGCGGTGCGTTGAGCGCCGGCCGCCAGTTGCCCCGGGCGAAGCCCGTCAGCACCGGGGTCGCAGGCACCAGGCGCTCTGCGACCGCGCCGCCAATCTCCTCGTATATCTTGCCCACCGCGAGGGTCAGGCGGGCGGCCACCTGGTCCAGGTCGCGCTCGAGGCCTTTCAGGGTCCCCATCAGGCCGCCCCCTCGAGCCGCTGGTCCTTGTATGCCTCAGCGTCCCCGGCCACCTCGCGGACGCTCAGGAACTCATCGGGGTGCTCGAGCAGCCAGGCCTCCCAGACCTCGGGCGTGGCCGGCGCCTCGGCACTCGGGTCCGGGTTCCCCCAGATGATGGCCATGGCGTAGACCTTGACCATGGCCGCGTTGGCGCGCTCCTCGCTGAGCTTGCGCGGGTGGCCCTCGGGCAGGCTCGACGCCAGCTGCAGGGGTTGAATCCAGGCAATCGTGGCCGCCGCGAAAAGCGGGTTGACCTCGAGGTCGGCCTGGCGCACCTCGAAGGTGAGGCCGTCGAGGTAATCAAAGCGCACCTGGCGGGACGGGATGCTCATGAGGCCCGCCGCTCTTCGCGCGCCAGGAAGCCCTGGATGCGTCCGCGCAGGCCGCTCATGGCGCCCGAGTCGGCAGCGCTCGCGCTGCTACCACCGAGGCCGCGCTTGAAGGCCGCCATGGCGTTGGTCTTCTTGCCGCCGAAGGCCTGGGCGATGGCCGACAACGTCCCAGCGGCCTCGATATACCACTCATCTCGCTGCGCCTCGCCCTCGATGCGCAGATAGCCGATGAATTGGGCGTCAGTGATGGAGTGGCGCAGGGTCTCGGCGTCGGTCCCCCAGCGCCGGCTCAGGAAGCTGAGGCCTCTGGCCTCGATGAGGTCGGCTGCGGCGCTGTCGGGCTCGGGCTCGGGCTCGAGCCGTTGCCCCCTGCCCCGGCTGCCGCGCCGCCCAGGCGCGCTGCTGCCGTGCTTCCCAGGCCGGAGGCGAGGAGTTTTCCCAGGATGCCACCGCCGTCTGGGCGCGCCACGTTCAACTCCCAGATGGCCTGGGCCAGGGTGGGCACGTCCTCCCAGGCCATCGCGTCCCACTCCTCGGCGCTGAGCTGGTCGAGCGGGACGCTGGCCCTGACGAGCATGACCACCTGGTCCTCCATGGCCATGAAGAGGTCCGCCAGGCCAAGGTTGGCCAGGGTGCCGCCCTCGAGCTTGGCCAGCTCCCCCAGCAGGTCGGTGACCTTGGGCCGAAGCTCGGCCCGCTGCGCCATCGACCAGGGCCGCAACGTCACCTTCTTCCCATCGCATAGCGCGACCTCTCGAGTGGGGGGATGGGCAACCGCCATGCAGGACCTCCTAGGCCGCGGCCTCGGGCTCGCTGCTGAGCTGCAGCGTGCCGAAGCGCTGGGTGCCGCCGGCGTCGTTGATGTTGAGGATGAGGCTGGCGGTGGCGAAGTCGTCCGCCCCGAAGGTGAGGTCATCGTCGGTGAGGCGGATGGTGGCCGACGGGATGACCCAGACGAAGTTGACCCCGACATCGGTGAGGTGCCGGATGGTGACGCGGCCCTCGAAGCTCGGCTGGCGGAAGGGCTGCAAGGTGGTGGAGGCCTTGCGGCTGTAGGTGTAGTCCGCCAGGACCGGCTGGCCCTCCCGGAAGGCGCTGGCCGCGTCCGGGCTGGCGAAGGTGTCGAGGCGCCGGAAGAGGATGCGCCCCAGCAGCGGGTCGATGACGTAGTCCGCCGTGGCGGCTGAGTTGTCGTCCTCGACTCCATCCAGGGTGGGGTTGTAGGTCGCCTCGATGGTGTTGCCGGCAGCCACCGCCTGGAAGAGGTCCATCTCGCCAGAGTCTGCGGCCACGCCCACCTGGACCTGGGCCTCGAGTTCAGAGGTGGGCGCCCCGGCCTGCGGGACGAAAGTGCGAACCAGCACCCCGGCGGCGGTCAGCTCGCGCAGGAGCGTCAGGTCCCCCAGCGCTCCTAGCTTGTATTGGAGCTGATAGTCCCCCAGCGTGGTGCCGTCGCCGGTGACGTTGGTGACCGTCTCGGCCGTGATTTGGTCCCCGTTGACCGTGAAGCTGCCGGCCGCGACGTCCGCCTGGGAGAGGCTCAGGAAGGTCCGCAGCGCGTCCGCGCCAGTGGGTGCGGTGACCGGGTCGTCGGTGACGGCCGCGGTGGCATCGGCCACCACCGGGGTCGTGATGTCCGAGCCGAAGACGTACTGGGCCACGTCCTGGCGCATGTTGAAGGTCTCGACCGAGAAGCTGGGCTTGAGCTTGCTGACAATCTCGCGGTCGACCGTGAGCGTGCCGGCGTCCCCGCGCTCCAGCTCGAGGATTTCGACCTCTTTCTGGAGGGCCTCGCTGGAGAGGATGCCCAGCTCGACCGCGGGCCCGAAGCCCCCGCCGGTCAGCTCGGGCTCGAATTCGACGGTGCTGAAACCCAGGAGCAGGTGGTCCCGGGTGAATTGGTCGGGCGGTCGGGGCTCGACGGGCATGGCAGTCTCCAGTCAGTCAGGGACGGCACGGCCCGCTAGGCGGCGCGGTCCGTCCAGTATAGCCAGGAGGCCGAGACCGACACCTGGAACCAGGTGCCGTCGGGGCCAAATTCTTGCGGCTGGCTGAGGGTTGAGAATTTCGCGGCCGCCACTCCTGGGCTCTCCAGGAATTCCATGACCGCCTCGGCCAGGGTGTAGGCCTCGTCGAGGTCGCCGCCCTGGCGGACGTAGACCTCGACGGTGGAGGTGCCCGAGCGCTGGAAGTGGTCGGGCTGCACGCTGCTCGAGAGGCGGACCTGGCCGCCCTCTGGGTCGCCCAGGATGAAGAGCCGCACCCAGGCCGTCTCGCCCGCCGGCAGCTTGTCCGGGTCGAAGTCCACGTTGGGCGCCGCGATTTGGGTGCGGCCTGCCCAGAAGGCCGCGAAGGCGTTGAAGAGGCTGTCCCGGAATTGCAGGGCCGTGACGTTGCTCATAGGGCCAGCTCCAGCCGGGTCAGCATCAGCAGGGGGCCGGGCTTGAGGGGCTTCGAGCTGAGCACCTCCCAGGTCCGGTCGGCCTCCTCGAGGGTCCAGTCCGGGCCCAGCTCCTCGGGGATGTCGGCGTCCAGCTCGGCGCCGATGAGCACGCTTTGGGTCTTCGCCTCGACCACCTGGCCCAGCCGGTCGGTCCGCACCAGGCTGAGGAAGACGGCCGTGACAGCGATGTCCTGGGCTGGTGCCGCGTCGGCGTCCGCGTCGCCCTGGGGTGCCAGCCAGGTCTTCCCAGGCGGCACGGTGGCCGTGGTCGTCCGCGCGGCGCGCACCAGGTTGGCCGGCCGGCCGAAGCGGTCGATGAGGCCCTGGGCGGTCCCCTGGAGGCTCTCATAATTGAAGGCCGGAGCGCTCACTGGCTTGGCTCGCCCCCAGGACGCTCGAGGGGCAGAGCCGGCTCAGGCGCCGGCGTGGCGGCCTTGGCCGTGGCCTTCTTGCTGGCCTTCTTCTTGCCGGCCTTCTTGCCCTTGGCCTTGGGCTGCTTCGGGGCGGGCTCAGGGGCGACCACCTCGACCTGGCCGGTGCGGACGTCTGGGGCATCGAATTCGGCCAGCTCGATGCGGTGCGACTCCCAGAAGCGCCTCAGCTTGGCGCCTCCCATGTCCTTGATGACCCAGTCGGGGACGATGGAGCCGGCGGGGAAGTCGACGGCCTTGCCGTTGCGGGGCCAGCTCGTCGGGCGCCGCCAGATGAAGGCGGCCTTGGCGTGGAAGCGCTGCTTCCAGTGCCGCAGTTTGCGGACCACCTTGACGGCCTTGGGCTTGGTGCTCGAGCTGCGCGAGGTGGTGGTGCCGTTGCCGGCCATGGTCGTCCTCCTGTTGGCGGGCCCGGAGGGAGGTGGGGGATGAGCGGGTTGGCGCTCACCCCCCGGGCGTGCTGCGGATTTCCCCCCCGCTGCAGTGCTACTCCACGATGCCGTCGAAGAAATAGCCGAGGTCGGCCGCCACCAGCTTCTGGTCATAGCTGGCGTCGATTTCCACGCGGTCCGCCTCGAGGTGGTCCATGCGGAAGCGCTTGACGCGGGTGCCGTTGGGCGTCGAGCCCATGCGCCCGGTCCAGGCGAAGGTGTACCCCGCGCTGGGCGTCATCACCCCAGGCCTGGGCGGCCGGTAGCTGAGCAGAGCGTGCTTGCCTCCGATGAAGGCGTGCACCGCCGTCTGGCCCTTGGCTGCCGTGTTCTGGATGCCGTCCATGACGAGGATTTCGTCCAGCTCGAAGAGCGCCGCCATGGCGTCACGCTGGACGATGGCCGGGCCGGAGGTCTGGCCCCGGTCGAGCCGGCCCACCAGGTCCGGGTGGTCCAGCAGGACGTCGAAGACGTCGCGCCCCACGGTGAGGATGTTGGGCCGGAAGCCCGTTTCCTCGCCGATGAAGCGCTTGCCCTGGCGGATGTCCTCGATGGGCGTGCTGGCTGCCGCGTTCCAGTGGACCTTGTCGTTG